GTGAGAAGATCATACCGACCATGCAAATCGGCTATCGCGTAGGTCATGCTCACGTTGCGTCTCCTGACTGCCGATCATTGAAAGCGATGGGCTCCAAGTGCTCGGCAGAACCACGCCACCAAGCGCCGGTAACAATGCCTGTCGTGCCTGGAGCATACTTGGACCAGTCAACCGGCTCGCGGATTTCTTCGCACTCGACCAGCCAATAAGGCTCGACGCCGGGTGATGTCCAAGTGACCCACTCGCAATGATCGACTCGATGCAGGCCAAGGTGATGTTCGCCCTTGATGCGAACGATATCGCCTTCGTTGAACGGCTGGCTCACGCTGCGTCTCCATTGTGGGAAGCGATGGAGCGGCGGCGGATACTATTCTTGCTGACGCCGTAGCTATTGAAGTGAGCCCATTCCGCACTGTTCAGCGGTCCGATGTAGAGAATTGCCGGGGTTGGCTTCCAATAGGGCCAACCGTCATACATGCAGATTTGCAAGATCGTTCGCTCAGGGAAGTCCGAAGTGTGGAACGTGAAATCCTTCGGAGATTTCTCGGCCTCGCGCCAGATTTCCGGCATGTCCTTGGCCATCGGGTGATCCCAATCAACCGGGCCGACGTTCTCGCCCTCGCGAACGGTGACAGTTTTGGTTCTCATGCTTCGTCCCTCATCTTCTCGTATTCGGCATCTGGATCTCGCCAACCGCGCTGGCACTCGCCCGTGCATTGATCTGGCTGCCATCCGCCTCGACATTGCCACGGCGCGACGCCGCAAAACTCACAGCGGTCGTCGTCCGGGTTGTGGGTTTTCCAGTCGTCGTAGGTCATTCGGTTCCCCGGAGATCGTGTGAAATGATCGGTGGGCTAGAGTCGACGAACGCTGCCGTTTGGCATGATCGCAATCGGCGTATCATCCGCGCTATCTAAGAGCGCTTGCAGTTCGGCGATCGTGGGCACCGGCTTGTGAGGATCAGTCCCGCCAGCCTCCATCCAGCCATGCATGAAGGCTGCCCACAACGACCCTTCAACGGCCTTAATTTTCATTTCCCTCGTCCACGGGTTGGCGCCGCTCGCCTGGATGCGTTCCAATTCTTGCGGATCGTCCTCGGGGATGTATCGCGTAGCCCAGCTATGGCTGTTCTTGTATTCCTCTGACATTTTGTACGTCTCCCAAGTCTGCATGATTGCGGAGTCCTTGGGGCACGGTGCCATTGCGTTCATAGTCTCTATTCTCCAGGGTGTTGATTGTCGTGAATGATGGGGCGCGAAGGGAGTGGCGCAGAAGCCGCAGATTCCAGGCTATGCCCTGGTTTTTCGCGCGAGATTCCAGGCTCTGCCCTGGTTTTTTCTGAAACGGCGAACATGATCGCGCGGCCGATGACCTCGGCCATGTGTGGCGGGTTGCTATCGCCTAGCGCTTCGATGCGGTCTCGCCTGGCTCGGCTGGCCGCGCCTTGATCGAACTCACCGGCAGAGCGAGCATCCACTGGTATAGCTGCGAGCTGATCCGGGTCCCAATCACCTCGGGCATTTGCTGCCCTCTTGGTTTCATCAATCGCTCGTGCGAGCGACTTCCTGGCGATCTCCAGTCGCGGCAGGCTGGTGCAGGCAACCAGGAACATTCTCCTACGAATATACGGCGCACCAACGTCGCAAGCGCCGAACTCAAATCGGGCGACGTGGCGGCCAGCGCCGGAAAGGCTGAGACTGACTTCGGCTTCCCAGACCGGATTTCCCGGCGGCTGCTCCACGACAAACCATTCTGCGCGGGACAAGAGCCCAACGTGAAGCATGTAGGGCCAGAGGGACTCACCAGAACGATAGCCGTGAATGGCTGCGGCAACGCTTGTACGCTGGCAGGGAGGTCCGCCGATGACGATATCGGCGCTAAGACTGATTCCCCGCATGTCGCGAACATCTTCATAAATGCAAGCCTCCGGGAAGCGATTCATGATCTCGGCACGGCGCTCCCGCCGGCTTTCGCAGAAAGCAACAGTCTCGATCCCGGCGCGCTCAAAGCCGATCGCGTGACACCCGATGCAGGAAAATAGGTCGAGGGATTTCACAAAATACCCCATTGACAGGCAGGGCCAATGGCCCTATATTCAAACCATCGGAAGGGCAATCCTGCCCGCTGATGGAGAGCAAAATGGCTAAGACGGTTGGGGATATTCTGCGCGACGATGCTGAGAAGGCTGGCCTCCCGCTTCGCACGCTTGAGCAGGTCAAGACTGGCTTGGCGCGGGCCAAGAAGACGGGCGGCGACAAGTGCGAGAACAGAATGGCGCGCATGATGCTGCGCTACGGTCGCTTGACCGACGAGGCCATTCTGTACGTCGGCGACAACTACCCATCGGTGTGGGAAGAATAATGACCTCCGACGAATACCGTCAGGCCATTGAGCAACTCGGGCTGTCGCAGATTGCGGCAGCTCGCTTGCTTGGGGTCGATGAGCGAACGTCAAGACGCTGGGCGAACGGTGAGCGGGATATTCCGCCACCAGTGCAACGTTTCCTGCGCTACCTGATAGTGACCGGGAAGACCGGAGAGTATGCGATGCGGAGGCTTTCACTTTGAAGCCTCCGTTGGCTGCCGATCATGCGGAGCAATCAAGAAAGAGGACTTGCGAGGGAAGTGAACGCCTAAACGGCGACCACGAGCCATGATGGAGGATCTCGACTTGCCGAGGACGGCGGAAATCTGGGCGACGGTCATGCCGGCGGCGACGCCCGACCTGATTTGATTGTCTTGGTCAGGAGTCGAAACTCCACGCCGATTGCGACCCTGCTCCAGCTTTGTGCCCCAGATACAATTATCTGGGCTATAACCCTTGTCGTTCTCGACGCGCTCTATGCTGTGATCTTTGGTCGGTTTTGGCCCCATGTCTGCGATGAAGTTATCAAATGAGTTCCAGCGCTCGCATACCGTGATGCCACGGGCGCCATAGCGGTGGTAATCCGCATGGTCCGGATTATTGCAGCGCCTTCGCATATCACGCCAAGCGTGGTGCTCGTTCGGGTAGGGATGTTTGTGACGCCAGGCTCGGTTGTGCGCCTTGGTTACGCATGCCCGCGAGCAATACATTTGATGCCCCGCAGTTGGTTCGTATGGCGCTCCGCAAAGCTTGCAGGTTCTCACGACTGATCTCCTGAGGTTTGATCAGTCGATGAGAGCGGCGGCCTAGCCGGGAGCGGCATCCAATGCGTAAATCGGTCTTTGTGGTAGCCAATGCCGTCTTCGGTCTGCCACGGATACTTTTCGTTCGTGTGATACCAAAAGACTACCTGATGCAGGTCGAGTACGCGCGCATCGGTGACGAGAATTGATGTCTCGTCCCTCGGTGCCGTCTCGATCGGCTTCCACGTCGCTTGCTCGACCTGATCGGTCGCCTGGGCGAGGTCTTGCTCAAGCTTATCGGCGCGGTCGAATGCACGGGTAAATGCTCCCTGAAGCTCCTCGACCCGATCGTCGGCCTCGCGCGCTAGATCAAGCAGAGCGTGGTCAGATTTGCCCCAGTCTTCCTGGGAGTGACCGGCCGCATCTCCGATAATCTTCGCAGCGCGAGCAGTAAAAGCCATACCTTCACTTCGACTCGCAGGCTGCGACTGAACGGGAGTGGCATGCTCCAATACCAAATCCATGCCGGCCGGTCTCCCATATAGGGCTCTAGCCTTCGCAAAAGCATCCTGCACCGTCGATGCCTGTACGATTTCGACACCCTCGGCCATTTCGACGCCATTGACGTAACGGCGAAAGCAGAATGGGGCCGCCGGCTCTTGCGTCGCACTGGCTGCGGGGTGGGCTTCTGACGGGCCGGGCGCTACTCCGGCTGCGCGTTTTAGCTCTTGGTGCCGACCGACAGTATCGGCCGCCTGATTTGGGGGCTCTATAGCCGAGCAGGCTTCCCCGTTTGGTATAGGCTCAGGCAGCGGGCCGCTCCCGCTCGCAGTTGCGGGTCTGCTTTCCCCGCCTCCGTCAGAACTCAGTGCGCTTTGAACATCTCCGAGAAAATGCCAAAGCTCGAAAAACCACATATCGGCGCGATCGCCTTGCCCCTCGTAAATCCGGCGAGCGCCTTCACGAAACAGCGCTGCTTTGCGCGCCAGCTCGCTACCCGTCGCTGCCGGGGATGGCTTGTAGCACATACAAACCGGCTCATTGCCTTGAGCTTGCTCAACGGTGGGACCGCCACAGTCCTCGCACTCACTTCGGTTAACGTCGCGGTCGCAAATATGGCAGCCATTGTCGCTGATGTAGGAATCGCAGCCGCAGGAAGGGCATTGCCGTGCGCTCGCTGCCGGGGATCGAGCGGGAGGAGCCGAGGCCAGCCCGACATTCCGGCACGCCTTCACGCCTTCCAGAATTGCGATGATCTCGCTGCGGCATAGCGTTATTGCGTCCTCGTGGTCCTCCCCGCGCCATTCAGAGAGGCGGTCAATCAGCCGCTCAAATTGGCGCTGCTGCCATTCCGGCAAAGGCGCTCGCGGCAATGCGGTCCCGATAGCCGGTCCCGTCGTCGGGCCACTCTCGACATTGGCCTGATTGGCCGTGCATCCTTGGGCAAGTGCGGCGCTAAGGGCCTGTTCATCGTTCATGATTGCTGCCTCACATTGCTACAAGCTGCGCCATTTTTGTATGTCCATTCGGACCATGGTCGGCGATTACGAGCCTGCTCAGCCTTCGTGGCCCATTTGCAATTTCCCGGCTCATAACCCGCGTCATTGTTCACGCGATCTATGCTATGGGCGGGACTCGGCTTTGGGCCCATGTCTGCATAGAAATTGGCGAATCCATCGGGCCCTAGCCAGCGCTCACAAACCTTGATACCGCGGCCGCCGTATCTGGGATAATATTTGCACTTCGGGTTGCCGCATCGATCGATCATGTTGCGCCAATTGCGATGCTCTGGCGTTCCGCTGAGACCATGCTTTTTGTTCCTAGTGAGATGCCTGATGCATTCCGCCGTGCAAAAGCGCTTCTTGTGCCATCGCGAGCATTGAAAAGTCGCGCCGCAATTAGCGCACTGTCGCGTATCAAGTGGCAACTTCATGGATAAGGCGTCCTGTTGAGTTTGGATGGCGCAACGCCGCGAAAGTAGGGCGGACCGCGCCAGGTGTTGCCGCTCGGAATCGCGCGGCTCCAGTAGTCGAAACAGGCGTTCCAGAAATAGAGATAGAAGCTCACGAATAAATCCCCCATCCTCTTGGCCGCAAAATGCTGCTGAGCTTCACGCCGTTCTTGTTCTCGATGAACTGGCGAACGACCCACCGCGCGAGCGTGATGGCGCCGATTAGCCAGATGATGTTGTTGATCAGAGTCATCGAAGCACCACCTCTCCGCTGATCTTCTTTTTCCACTTGCTGGCGCGCGAGCAGGCGAAGCGGGAAGGCTTCTTGATTCCAAGATGGCGCTTTTGAACGCGGGAGACCTTGGCCTTTAGCTTCACGTCCAGTTTCGTCTTTGCCTTGTGGCAGGGCACGCACAGGAGTTGTAGATTGCTCTCGCGGTTCTCGCCGCCGAGGATCAGGGGGATGGCGTGATCGAATTGCGCCGGCCGGGCCGGTTGCTCACACTTTTTGCATTTGCCTTCGGCGCGTTCGGACACGCGAAGCTTCACGCGCGCTGGGATTGCGCTGTCTGGCGTCTTGCCGATCCACTCGGGAACGCTTCTCATGCTGCGTTCTCCTTCGGCTCGCTCCAGACAACACCGTTCTCCGCGCCCCATTGGCCGATGAAATCGAGCAATTCGGAAAACTCTTCCTTGGACAGGTCGGAGCTGGATTGGCCGTAAGGCAGGAATGTCGAATTATCGAGGGCGGGCAGGAATTGGATTTCCCGGCCGCAGGCATGGAGAAAGAGCACCTTCCATTGATTGGGCGTATAGCGCCGCCCCGCGTGCATCTTCTGCGTGGCAATGTCAGTCAAAGCGGCCCAGAGCTTCGCGTTCTGATCAACGTTCCGTTGCGGTCCCTTGAAGTCGATCCGCGAGCCCGGAGGCGCGCGGTCGATCCAGCTATGGGCCTTCTCGCGATCCGATCGGCCGTTGATGATGATCTGGGCGCGCCCGCTCATGCTGCCGACGCCTTCAAATCGGTGAGCAGTGTGTTTTCGCCACCGTGCGCACGGATGGTCTTGACGATCAGATCCAGCTCGTCATTGAACCGATCAACCTCGCTGGCGAGCGTTTTGATATAGGCTTCGTCGCGATAGGCGCGCTTGACGAAAAGCGGGATACCAGGCCAGTAGATGGCAATGTCCCACCATTCGCGGCCGGTGAGCCAAAGCGTTCCTTGCACCTGGGCCTTGTGCTCAGAGGGGAAGTCACCCTTCAGGATCACGTCAATGAGCAAATGCGGAAGCTTGGTCTTGATCTCCAAGCCGCCATGAGTGCCGATCAGGGAATCCGGCGAGCAGCCAGCGCGGCCATTGCGGACAAAGCCGACGCGATCAAGTTCGGCGCTGGTTTGGAAAACGTAAAGGTCGCGCGCTTCATCCTCTAGCGCGTGGCCACGTTCTGTATGCTCGTTGGAAAAGGATTCCATCGGCTCTCCGGTGATGATCTCGCCGGCAAGCTTGAGCATGTAGGTTCGGCGCGTCAGTCCATCCGTCTTGCCGTCCCTGCTTTTTGCGAGTACCTGAGAGAAAGCGGAAGCAGTTGGAATTCCCATTCTGGCCCGCAACCATTCCGGCGAGTTCTGGGCGCAATGGATTACTTCGACGGTATTGATCACTTGGCGCTCCGGTAATTGGCAATTGCGGCCTTGCAGGCGTCGAAATGCTCGGACGGGATATCCTCAAGCCGCTTTTGCTTTGCCCATGCGAGGAACGCCTTTTCGCTGGCGCCTTTGTCCTCAAGCGCCATTCGGAGTTCTTCGACCTGGGCACGGCTGATTGAGCCGGCAGGCGGGGTGTATTCCTCGGATTGTTCCTGCTCGCTGGCGCGAGCGTCGTCGTCTTGCGACGCTGCCAAGCCAAGCGCGGCTTTCAGCGTGTAGCGCTGCAAATAGGTGATGGTTGAGCCGATCCCCTGAATGCTGTTCTTATTGCCACTCTCGTCGCGCCCGGCATGCAGCGTCGTTTCCTCGGAATGCCCAGCCCGGTGCGATACGATGCAGGTAACGGCAATCGGTTCGTTAAGATTTGATGTCACGCGGAAGCGGTAGGAAAGACCATGCTTCCCTAGGATCGGATCAACCGTGCGGGCGATCTCGGCCAAATCCTCGAAACGGTAGTTTGTGCGGCCCTTGCTGCTCGTGAAATCAACTTCCCGGTTCTTCCGGATGGTCGGGATTTCGGCCTTGGCGTCGGCAATGGCGTTGTCAAATGCCTTGCGCGCTGCAATCGCGTCCATTTCTTTTGCGAGCGCGACGGCTTCGCGGTACATTTCCACGTTGCCGGTCTGGAGCGCTGCGCGGACAATATCCATCGGTGCCGCAACAGTCGGAAGCGGCGAGGTCGGCCCGGTAGCCTGTAAAGCTGGCATGTTCATTGTACTCACTCCTTATGTGCTTCTTTGTCCTTGGCGATTGCTTGGTCGATCCGGCCAAGGGCGAGGGCGACCTTTTCGCGGGCTTCGGCTAGAATGGCGGTGGCGTCGGGAAGCGGCTCGCCAACGGGATGGGTGAGATTGAACGCGAGCCCATCAGCGTCGTGCGCGAGCCAGTCCGCGTACATGGCAACGCGGGTTGCTCTGGCGTTCGCTCGTGCAGCCTCGCGCAATTGGGGATCAACGTGGTTCATCGGGCATCCATCTGTTCCGAAATCAACCGGAGCTGCAGGTCGTAGAAGCTCGGCTCGTTGTCCTGCTCGATCAGCTTGCGGTTCTCGGGCTTGATGCCGATCGCGGCTTGCAACTGCCAGATTGCAAGCTGATCGTTGGCGTGCTGTTGCGGGGTCATCGGAGCGCGCACCCGACC